AGAGCCAGATTTTTTGTTGAACATACATCATACCGTTGGCATAACTGGAGGTTCTCCACCTTTTTTATCAGGAGTCACACCAGTGATTTGAATTGGTGCCTGTTCGATACGGATTGTCTGAGAAGGTGCAGTTTGTGCTGCAGCAGCAATCAGTTTCTCCAAGTCTGCCTTAGAGATACCTCCTCCAGCATTACCCATCTTCATCGTACCATCACCAGACTTCTTAGCAGTCTGAACTCCAAAGGTGGCTAAAACCCCAGTGAAGACTGATGCAATGAAAGTGGGATCAAGTTTCTGTTCAGGGATACCCAATGCAGCGGGAAGTTTAATATAAGCAAGAGTCAGAATACCACCAGACCAAACAAGAATACCGAGACGTACCATTGTACTGATAGCTTCCAACTGACCTTCGTGGTCGTCAGCAGCTGCTTTTAGTTTAGCAAATGGACCTTTCTTTTTCTCTTCTTCTTTCAGAGGTTCCTTTACTTCTTCCGGCATTCTATGTGAAACAAGGCACTCCTATTTAGGGCGCAAGTACTTCAACAGTGATGTTTGAATTCTGAATTTGGTTGTATCTTTTACAAAGTTCCTCGCTTGAGGCGTGTTCCCACTTGTGTTTGGTTTCCTTTAACTGTTTAGTGTAATCTTCTCCACCGTTGTTTTGCATCTCAGTGGCAACGATGGTTTTGATTAACACATCTCTTGTTAAATGTGTCATACCTTTAAATACTTTCCAACAAAAAATCCTTCATAATAAAACATAGAGTCTTCACAGAATTTTTCTTGGCTGGTTACCCAAAAAATTTGGGGTGATATTATTTATTCAAAGATTGGTTTAACAGGTGGGCTCCATTCTTCTCGAACTGCTTTCATAACGTGCTTAGGGACACCGTAGTATCCCATATGCATCCACACACAATCAATATAACGAAGGTCTTCACGGTCTGCATCTATTGTAGTCATATCACAATACTGAACGATGTCATAAGGAACCTCAATCTTTTTCCAAGTGATAGGTTCTTCAATAAAGAATGGTACAGTCATCAGTAATTCTAAAATTTGTTTTTAGTTGGCCAAGTATACTGCAAAGTGGCAGTCAGTAGAAAGATAAAACCAAATACAAATAGATGTTCCATCAGTTCATAAATCCTTCCTCACGCAACCACTTCTCCGTGAGTGGGGTGGGTTTGTAAATCTCCCACATCTTACCAGTGGTACAGGCTTCTAATGCTTTGGCAGTCATACCTTCAGTCTTACCAGCCCACTTTGCTTCTGCCTCAAAAGGAACAGCAGACTTAGGATATGTCTTCTCTACAATATCACGCCAGATGGCAGGCACCATTTCCTCTGGATGAATAAGGGCAATCAAACTATTCTTAATAGACCCTGCCATACAGTCCTGGGCGGCGTGCCAACCCTCGTGCCGCATCACGGTCATCAAAACGTGCGGACGATGCATAAAGGCATCATTCAGATAAAAGTTGTTACTAACGGTGTGGTAAACACCACGGTGACCAGGGGGAAAATACTTTTCGTGCCCTAGAAAAACCATAACTCCGACCTGATCAAGGGATACCAGCATCGAGTTAAACTCGTCAGCAATAAGATCAAAATTAGAATCAGGAAACTCTTTACGAATATCGTCGATACTCTTGATTCGTCGGACATCCTTAGAGCATTCTCTGGTGATCATGCAACCCAAAGAGTCCATAGTATAGTATCCTTTTGTCGGTTCAGCGACAGCAGGAGGTGCTAACAGAAGTATAGCACTAAGAAGAAGTTTTCGCATAGTATGCCTCAAAATATTTTGCGACTCCGAAGTGAGTCTTATGTCCTTGTGACACCCAATCATGAGCACACTCATAAATGGATTGCGTTGAATATTTAGGCACAACTCCCCCCATCTGTGCCCCATATTTTTTCAAAAGGACTTGTAAAACTTCACCACGAAGTTTTAAACGGTCATCATCATAACGCCAGTCGTTAATCATGCAAATACAAATTTCTTAGTATAGTTATATGCATAGAGTTGGCGGTTTCCTTTGATGCCCCAACCTAACCAGTAATAGGCAGCAACCATGTACTGATCAACTGTTTGTCCATTTCCTTCAAACTCGGGAAGGTAGCGTTGGAAGACCGATTCATTAATCATGTATGCTGTCTGTCCTTCAAGACTAGAAGGATCGTAACCATAACGCTTGGCAAACTTACCAAGATTCGTGTAACGGCCTATGCTAGTCCACTGAATAAGACCATAACCACCACGATGGCAAGCGTTATAAGGAACTCTTGCACCTCCTTCGCAAATATTTGGATGGAAGTTACTCTCTGCTTTGATGTTACCCATAATTGTTGCAAGGGCATTTCGGTCAGAGATCTTGGTTTTCTCTTGGAGTTTTTCGAGGACATATTTCTCGTTGTAATTACATCCAGGACACTTCCAAGACTTTTCTACCACTTCGATAGGGACTGCCTTTTCCTTATTGACGGTTACGTCAACAGGAGGAGGATTTTTAATCTCGTTAATTGCTGGATAAGCACAAGCAGCAACGGGAATAGAAAGGAGAAGTGGTGCGAATAGTTTTTCAAACATTAAATCAATTGAATTCGACATCTACCTCTGCCTCAGGGGCGGGTAGCTCAAAGTAGTCTTTGCGGTAATAGCGACCGAGGATGTTGCTATTATAGAAGGCAGGGGTGCCATCTGTCAAGCTCTCGGTCAGCACGTTATTTAGAAAGAGTTGACGAGTCTCTTCGTAGTTAGTCTTACCAGGAGTCTCATGAAGACTCAGGATCTCTCTAACAAAATCGTCCCGTCCATATTCCTTAACATCTGCCGTAAGCTCTGGACAAGATCCATAGTACTTGCGCCAGTTACTTTCAGATGTAACTCGCCTTCTTTTTCGACCCGAATTGTCAGGTCTAGGCTTTCGTTTTTGCCAAAAGTATTTGCGTCCAATGTACGAACGCTTGGTGGTTTTAGAGGTAATACGGTAAACAAACCCATAGTAATTCCCAAGGTCGCTCCCGTCAAACACCCCGCCATTATAGATCCAGGGATTTTCATAATCGATATTCGTCAATAATATCAAGCACTCGATTCACGTATTTATGTGCAAGTTCACGTGCTTGTGACCCATACTTGTGCTCTTCCCAGTAGAGTTCATTTTTAAGTTTCTCTACTCTGGTTTTAATTTCTGCGACTGAGATTTCGTTACGTGGCATCTTTATAGTCGGTTGTTTTTGAAGTATTTGTCATATTCATTCTTCATAGCACCAAGAGCCCAAGAGTCAGTCAGACTGTGTGGACCCTCAGTGAGAAGTTGAATTTGTTTTTCGGTAAGGAGAGAACCTTTCCAGGCAAGATATGTCTCTGTCCAGGTTCCTCTGTTTTCGTTTTCGATAAACATTTACTTCTCCTCTTGATCCTTTTGGGTTTCTTTCCAAGTTGTGTCATTGGGAATAGGTTCTGTACCATATTCCCATGTGTCATAGTCTTCTTCGTTTCTTGAATCAGAGACTAAATCCTGCGAATGTGGATGCTGTGACATCTTGTTTGATTCCTCCTACGATATAGGACTCAACCTCAGTTTCCTGTGGTGCAACTTGTAGACCCTTAGAAGAGATCCAGTGTTGTGTCCAGGGAAGTGGGTTGTTCTTGGCAGAGATATCATAAACTGGTTTCATACCAATTGCTTTAAGACGGCGATTAGCAATCCACTCAACGTATTGATGAAGTAGTTTATCGTTGAGTCCAATCATACTACCATCTTTGAAGAGATATTGTGCCCAACGTTTTTCTTCGTTAACAGCACGATCAAAGAGCGCATACAACCACTCTTTCTCTTCCTCAAAGATCTTCTTCATATCAGGATCATCACCCTCTGCCCACTTGTTTAAAATGTTCTGAGTGAGAACTAAGTGTTGGTTTTCATCTCGTGCGATGAGGGAAATAATTTTAGCACTTCCTTCCATGAGTTTGAGCTCACCGAAGGCAAATGAACAGGCGAAAGACACATAGAATCGTATGCCTTCCAGAACGTTGACATTTGCGACTGCTCGGAAGAGTTTCCGTTTGAGTTCATACCTTGTTTCTTTGAAAGTACCAGCACCTTCAAGCGCATGTTCCCATGCGTTAGATGAACCATACTCCTGGGCATCATGAATGAAGTCATTATATGCTTCTGTAACGCTCTCAGCACGTTCTAGAATGCGCTGGTCGGTCAGAATAGTATCAAACACCTCACTGGGGTTTGAATAAACGTTTTTGATGATGTAAGTGTAGGAGCGACTATGGATCATCTCCATAAACTCCCACACTGTCATTGCCGCCTCCAATTCAGGCAGAGAACAGTATGGAATGAATGCCATTCCAGGACCTCTACCCTGAACACTGTCCAGCATAACTTGATACTTCAAGTTAGAAGTAAAGATATGCTTCTGCTCGGGTCGTAATGATTGATAATCACCACGATCTTTTTGTAAGGAAACCTCTTCTGGTCTCCAAAAATAACCCAACTGTTGAGTCGTAAGTTTATCAAAGATAGGATACTTATAAGAATCATATCTTTGAACCCCAAGTGGAGCACCAAAGAACATTGGTTGTTTCTTGGTGTTCACTTGGTTTGCATTAAAGACAGTCATGCCTCTAACTTTCTTAGTTTCTTCTTTTTCGTTGAGTTTAAACTGCACAGGATTCACACTCCCCTTCGTTTGCGTTTTCTAATTCTATCATCAATGCTTCCAGTTTGGAAGTCTTGTCTTCTACTTCATCAGTCTTTTGATCGTGAGTGTTCTGATAGTAGGAAGTCTTCCAACCGTACTTATATGTAGTTAAAAGGTCATTTGCCATGACAGATGTTGGCACTTCACCATCAGGATAATGCTCAGGATTATAAGACCAGTTACCACTGATTGCCTGATCAAAGAATTTTTGCATCGCAGCAACAACATTAATATAACCACGATTGGACTCCATTTCCCAAAGAAGCGTATAAGCGTTCTTAAGAGATTGATATTGGGGGACAATCTGCTTAAGAACT